TCTGACTTAGCCCCCATAGCTAACCGTCTCACCGTTCCAGCTGCCAAGGTAGCACTCAGCCCGAACTCCTCGTTCATCCTCTGCATCAAGTACTGCTGCACATGTGGTAGCTTCATAGTCTTGGTAGCTGTTACTCTTCCTGATTCACCAGCACTGTATCCAGCGGCCTCTGCTGCCTTAGCTATAGTACAACCTCTTGCTACAATGGTGTCAACTAATGCTGTCTGTTTCTTAGTCAGCTGTCTTGTATTCGGAACCTTATTCATCTGTCCATACCATCACTTAATCCCATTGCTTGCCCCCCTCTCCCTCTCTCCCCCCAAACAAGCACTATTCTGCGCTGCCTTGTCAATATGTGACGTAGCGTCACTTGCGTAAATAGGTATCATAGTACCTCGTTTAGCTATTGACAGCTCCCTTTCACCTTCGCGCCGACAAGAGCCATCCCCACCTACCTTCGATTACCCCTCCACAGGAAACCCTTTCAGGATTTCCCATGCTCCGGGCTAATCGTAGGAAGGCGTGGCCCCTGTGGCTCCTGTCACCTTGTCGGCGAACTTCATCACTCACACACACACAGAGTGCGGAATTGTCTATCCTAGCGGCACAGGTCAAATTATCTGCGTCGTCAACCCCACTCGTAAACTCGGGGGTCGTTCGCTTACAAATGACCCAACGTCACAAGAACCTGACGCTAGGTAATAAGCCCAGTACCGCATAGCTTGATTCCCTTGCTATCTTTGCAGAGCCGACTGATCTTTGGCACTTCTGCGGTGTGCTTATTACCTTGCATCAGAACCCCGTGACGTAGGGTCATTTGACACTCTCTTGACGATTCCCTCCCTACGGTCGGCGCGAGACAATTTAATGTGAGGTTTCTGTACAATACGCAATAGTGTGTGTTGCAAGTGATCGAAAGGATACACGATGTACGCAGTAATATTCACAGACAGAGCAGGAGAAGTTAAATGCGAGTGGCACAGCAAGGACTGTAGCTATCTGCGGGATAAGATCCGAGCGCACGATATGATTATACCATCAGATTGGGAGTACGAAATAGTAGATATAACAGAGGTAGCATAAGAAGGAGGAATCCCATGCCGAACCAGACTATCCGCATCAAGGTTGCCCTTGCGGCTAAAGACCTTGACGCGGACACTCTGGATCGGCTTATGGGGAGATGTCGAAAGACGAATATAAACTTAATCAAAATCGGAGAACACAATGACTAAAGAACTTACAAGCATGATCGAAGAAGATATGAACAACGCATACACAGGTCAGGCTGACATCACATTCAGCCAAGCGTTAGCAAGAATAGCGGCTGAGATGTATGACCCTTACAACAAATTCGATAACGAGACCGGGGTATATGTCGAGACCAACAGCCACCAATGGGAGCAGTACTTCTTCTTCCAGAATGTGGCCAACCAAGTATGGGCCTCCATGTACGACACACGCACCAACAAGAAAGGATACGTCAAGGGCGTGGCGCATAAGCTAGAAAAAGCACGGGCAAATCTCAACAAGGCAGCAGCTCAACATGATGGGACTGAGATTTCAATCAACAACATGAATCAAGCTGCCGATTGGGTCGAGCGCCTACAAGATAAGCTCACAATGTTTGACGAGATGTACCAACAGATCGCAGCCATGATGGATTGCGCGACAGGTATTCCGCACAAACCATACGAGCCATGGACAACACAGCTTGATGCTAAACCTACAGCTTCAACGGAAGCAGAGGCAGAGTTGGCTGCACGTCTCGCAGAGATGGGCATCAACATCAGCACAGGCCATGTGGCAAACACGGACGGAGTTGCAACCTCAGATGAGGACGCAGCCTAAGATGTAAGCGGGGAGTCAGAGATGGCTCCCCGTTTATGCTGTTAGCCTCGCTCTCAGCACAAAGGGGAGTCGCAGCTTCAAGCCGCCCGGCCTATGGGTTGGGTTACTGCGCAAGAGCAAGCGACCAACAAGAACGCTAGATGAAAAGTTGAAATTACGTTTTGTAACGCAACGTCATAAAAGCGTCCGACCATATACTATGGTATAAACTTTAAATAAACTTCTAAGGAGAACACAATGGAGATATCAGCACATCGAGTGACCAATGTCACAGTTAAAGAAACAATACATGATGATTTTGCCGTCAAGCATATCAGGTTCATTGATGGTGATGCCAACGTAATAAACATCAGGCTGTTTGGGAACAGCCGAACAGAACTAAACTTCATTCACGAAGATACAATAGACGCAAGGGAGAACAACTAATGAAACTATTTATAGTAATCGCATTTGATCCAGAGGACGGACCTTATGTTGCAACCTCTAATACTTGTGAAGGTGAAGCGGCTTGCTCCGCTTCAGAACTAACCCACGAAACAGGCCATAAAACTACAATCAAAATGGTGGAGATATAATATGCTAGACTTTCAATCCAACAGCTACGACTTTCCAGTAGAAGAGCAGCCAGTCTTTACACAAGACGGCAATGTTATTCCAGACCATAAGTGCATCGTGCGCACAGACACAGGCAAGACACTCGGCTTGCATGGGTCACGGTATCGAATGATACCGCACGATGATGTAGTCAACTCAATCGTTGACGGAGTTAAAGCAAGCAATCTGACCAGTGACTATGAGGTCAACGTAGATGTAATCGAAGGTGGCCGTAAACTAAGAGGTGAGATTATCTTTCCTGATCTGGTGCAGCAGCCAGCAGTAGGTGACTACGTTCAGTTCCGTGTCAGCTTCTTCAATAGCTATGACGGATCATGGTCCTTTTCTCAGCAAGCCAATGGTCTCAGACTGTGGTGTCTCAATGGATGCACAACAGCAGATGCTATTGCGAAGTCACGCTTCAAGCACACAGCGTCAGTCAACGTGGATGGGAGCGCTGCCAAGATCATAGGTGGTGCAGAACATTTCATGGGGCGCAGCAAGCAGTGGCAATCATGGATGCAGACACGATTGAACAACGATCAAGTCGAGCAGTTCTTTCGGTCAACCATATGCAAGGTAGTAACCAAGCAACAGCAAGTGACTAAGACAAACGAGAAGCAACTTGAGAATCTTATCTCAGGTTGGGATCGTGAGAAAGTAGATCTCGGCTGGAACAAGTGGGCATTGTATAACTGCCTGACCCATTGGGCCACGCATACAAATGACCTCAAGTCACCACAGATTGCACGTTACAATCGCGAAATAGCAATCAGCAATGCAATGAATCACAAACTGTTCACCTCCATGGTGGGCGAAAACGTAATCTAAGGAGAACACAATGTCATATTTTATAGAATCAAATATACCAATACCAGAAGGCAAGATAGAGAGTAGTCGCAAATCAGATCTTGCAAAGGCTCTGGAAAAAATGGAAGTCAGTCAAAGCATTGTAGTAGAAAGCGACAGCAGCAATTTTCATGGTGCTGTCATCAATATAGCAAGAAGAATTAAAATTAAAACTACAATACGAAAGATTAAAGATAATGGCCCTTATAATGGCACTTATCGTATATGGAGAATTAAATAATGCGTATGTCACGACAGCACTATGAATTTTTAGCTGATAAACTTGGGCCACTTGTACCGTGGCCCACCCATCTTCATAGCATTGCCGATGAACTCGAGGCAACGAACCCAAGGTTTGATCGAGATAAGTTTATCCAACGTGGAACCGCAGCATGGGAAGCTAACTATATAGCTCCTGTCATTGATGATGAGATACCGTACCAATGAATGTATTCAAACACACAGTGTGCTGCCCCGTATGCACTGGCGATGGGTTCATCGAAGTAGAACACACGCCAGTTCGTACATCATACAACGATCTGCCTGAGCCTTACTGCGAGGCAGAGACTTGCGAGAATTGTGGCGGCGATGGAGAAATCGAAGTCGAGGATGTTGACTTTGACGAATAGATTGCTGCACTAATGCAGCATGAAATCGTATCTTCAAATAATAACAGACCAAGCAGCGGAGGCTAACGTCTCCCTGCTCAAGGCATTCAGTCGAGCAAACATTCCAACATCGACATACTATAGAACAATCAATGGAAGCACCGAGATACGGTATGATACTGCATTGAGGGTACACTATGCCATTGAACAAGTACGTCAGATTCAACAAGCCGTTGCGGATACCAAAAGATTACGAGCCAATGGTCAACCTGTTAATAGACGCTCGATTAAAGCGCGAGTTAAGTCAAGAAAAGTTAGCACATAAAATAGGATGCACAGCATCACTGGTACACAAATGGGAAACACACAAACGAATACCCTCTGGGTTCATGCTTATCTGTTGGCTGGATGCACTGGGCTATGACATCGAAGTCACTGAAAGGTAAAGCAATTCTATGTGTGGCATGTAAAGTAGCTACTCATTTCTATGTTGCAGTACTTAAAATAAATAGCGGCCGCTCAACAGAGAAGCACTGGTATGTGTGCATGAGCTGCTACGTCAACGACAAATGGCAAGAGCCAACGTCAAAGACAAAACCAAACAAGAAACGAATGAAGAAACCTGCCGTCAAGATACAGGCAGGCGAGTGGGAATCTAGCATCAAGGCAAATGCAAAGCCATCAACCGACTGGTAAGGAGAAAGACATGCTCATCTATGGAATAGATCCCGGATACACAGGAGCAGTCAGCCTATACTGGACAGAGACAGGCAAGCTCGAGTGCTATGACATGCCAACGATGAAGAACCCAAAGGGTAAAACTTTAATTAACTTACATGAGCTACTGAGAATACTAAGCAACGAGGCAGACGAGTCTTGCCTTGCAGTAGTTGAACGTGTCTCGGCCATGCCGGGGCAGGGTGTCAGTAGTACCTTCCGCTTTGGACAGGGCTACGGGCAAATAGAGATGGGCATTGCAGCATGTAAGCTGCCCATCCAATACGTCAGTCCCGCCGTGTGGAAGAAACACTTCGGCTTAAACAGGGACAAAGGCGTGAGCCGTGGGCTAGTGACGCAACGTCTTCCGCACTACGCTCATTTATTTGCTAGAGTAAAGGATGATGGCCGAGCAGAAGCCACACTGATTGCTCTCTATGCAGCAGAGAAACTTATCTAAGGAGAACACAATGACTATAAAACAAACAGACGAGATCAAAGCATATCTCAAGCAAGGCTATCGCATCACAGCAATTGATGCGCTCCAAACATTTGGATGCTTTAGATTAGCGGCGCGAATCAAAGACCTCAAAGACGAGGGCATGGAGATCGACAAGGTAATGGTTAAGACTGCCAGCGGCGCTCGTGTTGCACAGTATTACAGCCCATCGAAGGTACGCACATGACATACAAAACAACCAAGCTCAGTGACGCAGCGCGCCCGTCTATATGGGACGCGCATGTCGCCAAGGCAGCAAGCTCTCCCGTTCAAGCACGTGAATACAAGAGGTCTGGCTATGTGTTAGACAGCGATAAGATCATAGCAGATCGTATTCGCAATGGCGAAGCAGTCGGTGAGCCATACCTCAAGGGCCTAACAAAGCAGCGGCTCAAGAAATTCCAACACCTCACTGAAGAAGACTTCGAGAAGTATGGAAAGTATGAATGACGTTACGTCACTTCGTATTGCCTTAACTGCACATAAGCAGTAGGCTACTACAAGATAACAAAGGAGAACAACATGGAACGTAAGGGTTTCATAGGTGGTTCCGACTGCGTAAAAATAATGCAGTGGAACTGGCTGGAGTTATGGCAGATCAAGACAGGCAGGGTTGAGCCTGAAGATTTGTCTCGCAACATCGCTGTGCAGATGGGCGTTTACACTGAGGACTTTAACCTAGAATGGTTTGCCCATGAGTATGGCTTCAACCTATACAACAAGCAGCTAACTGAAAGCGATATGATTGACGGCGTACCAGCTAAAGGTACGTTTGATGGCATGGTTTACACAGACAACGAAACCAAAATAAATGATGCACATATTGTCGAAGCCAAGCACACCAATGCCTACAATACTTTAGACAAAGTAATTGAATACTACATGCCGCAGGTGCAGCTATACATAGAGCTTGCAGGTGCAGAGGGTGCGTATATATCTGTTATCTTTGGCAATAATAAATGGGAGTCAGCTTATGTCAGCAGGAACAAAGAGTATTTCAATTCTATGTGGGCAGTGGTGTCGGACTTCTGGGGTTACGTTCTTCGCGATGAAGAGCCAGTTGGTAATGACCAGCCGATACAACTTAACATTGACAAGGTGTCGGTGGACAACATGGTCAAGCGCGATGCAACCACAGACAACGAGTTCAATGACGCGGCCTACACTTACGTTACTTTAGAAGCAGACGCCAAGGCATTTGAGTCAGCCAAGAAACAAATCAAAGACATGGTTGGCGACAATGAGCGTGAGGTTTACTGCGATCACCTTACAGCTAAACGTGACAAGCGCGGAGCTATTCGTATTACAAGGAGGACAGTATAATGGCTGAAGCTATAAGCACTCAACAAATTAAGTTTACTGAGAATGAACTATGGTGCGCAATGGAGCATCAGGTAAGAGACTTAGTTTCAGATAGAGCCATACAATATCTTACAAAGCAACAAGTGCTTTGGCATGTTCAAGAGGCTATGGATGAAACATTTTCTCAGATAGAAAGTTTAGTTCAAGGTGATGGAGAGCAAGCACACTTGTTAAACTTACCGAGTCAAGGCTTTGCAAATGCAATATACCTTGTAGTTCAGCTAGTACTTGAAGAGGTATTGCCAGAAATACACCTGAAGCCAGAGTGGAAAACAAATAAACTTTGGACAGATATGGTTAAAGAAAAAAGAGAAAACAACAACGCGGAACCATCCGCATAACAAGGAGAAAGTAAATGGATATTTGTACTATACACCTACTCGAAGAAGATGAGTCTTTAATTTGCGTACTAAATCATAAGAACATTGAATCGCTCTCAAGAGATTCTGCTTTTGGATTAGCCAATGGCATAAAAGTTTTAGTCGCAGCGCAAGACTTTGAACGACAGCTTGAAGGTTTAGCTTACCCTGAGCTTAGGATTGAGCAATTAAAAGTTAGTTTAGATTACAAAGCGAGAATGAAAGATGAGTGACACAGCAATCAAAGCGCTACTTGCAGCGCAGCAAGCTATGGAATCTGTAAAGAAAGATAGCGTGAACCCACACTTCAAGAACCGTTACGCCTCACTCGAAGCAGTGATTGACGCTACGTCAAGCGTGTTCCAAGAGAACGGGTTCGTAGTCATGCAGCCCTGTGGCCGTGACGAGCTGGGTGTGTATGTAGAAACAAAGCTACTTCACACTTCAGGAGAAGCCTTCTCAAGCAAGGTTTACCTAGTCTTGAGTAAGCAGGACATGCAGGGCTTAGGCAGTGCTATAACCTACGCTAGACGCTACGGCTTGCTAGGCATGGCTTGCCTTGCAACAGAGGATGATGATGGCGAGATGGCCGCCAAGCAATCAAGCGGTGTCCAAGTAACCAAAGGACTAAAATCAGGCAATTCACCCAACCCTGCACCAAGGGAAGAGTTAAGAAACTGGTAAGAATTGCAGAGGGTTAAAGTAGTATGGGTTCCTTTGCCCGGTTTCAACTATCTTTAATTTTGTAGCATGAACGAGGTGGCATGTTCTGCGAACCGCCTCACTAACTTAATCAAAAGGAGCCAGAAGCATGGCAGATTATGACGACACTAACCGAGGCGCAGCCTTCACTCCATTCCCTACGCAGCAAATGATCCTGCAAGGTAAGCTCAACGTAGAGGGTGCAGACAAGAAGGTTATGCTGGTGCGAGACACCACCCGTGATGGCAAGCAGATCATCGAGGTCTATGAGAAATCAGGTACGTTCTTTGAGAACGACAAGAAGGGCAACGAGTCTGCCCCTGATTACAGTGGGCCATTTGGTGACGCTAAACGTCTTGCCGGATGGAAGAAGATGAAAGATGGTAAGCCTTATATGTCGTTCCAAGTAAGCGACAAGACGTCAGGTGGTGCAGCAGCCCCAACAACTGACCCCTTGCAAGGCGACGACATACCGTTTTAGAAAGGAGGTGTTCTCCTGTAACTGGGCAGCCTTCGGGCTGTCCCTTTTTTTATCTAACAAGAGGCGCACATGCAAAAAGCAAGAATGAGTTTAAGCAAGTGTATCAACGCAGCAGAGATGGGGCTGACTCTAAGAGAAACATCTACTCTACTTGATATACCATACAGACAGGTACTAGCATTGAGCAGAGAATATGGAATTAAATTTGTATGCGGAAAGAAGAAAGCCAATGAGCAACGAAGGAAAGATAGCCTTAGACAGAGCAAAGCGTCTGCTGAAAACCA